TACAGAAGTTTAGCAATGTAAAACAATGGGCACCTGCACAAAAGAAATGGGTTAAGTTACAGGAAACACCACAACAATATCTCATGGAACATATTATTACAGGTGATAAAGGTGATGGCATTCCTAATATGTTCTCAGATGATGATGTATTTGTTAAAGGTGAACGACAACGCCCTATACGAAAAAACTTATTGGCAAAATGGAAAACTATGAAGCCAGAGGATTTTGTAAACGGTGATGGAGCACACGGTTGGAATAGAAATAGTTTATTAGTAGACTTATCTAAAACCCCACAGGACATCAAAGAAAATATTATACATAGTTACGAGTCTCAAACAAACAAAGATAAAAGTGCTTTGTTAGAATATTTTAATAAGCACAGAATGAGACAAATGATAGATGTCATTGATGAATTTTAGAGTACCAATAAGGTATATAATTTAAAATGTTAAATATAAATAATACAGAAAGAGGAGTTAAATTATGTTTAAATGGTTAAAAACATTTGTATTTGGTCCAGACCCCGTTGAGGAAAAACCAGCTTCTGGTGTAAGAGCTAGAGGTCCAAAAGGACGTTTTAAAGCTGATGATAAATCAACACCAGATATTAATGAAGCATACGTTGATGGTAAAACACCTAAGCGTAAAAAAGCCGCCCCTAAGGCAGCCCCTAAAAAAAGAGGACGTCCTAAGGGTTCTAAAAATAAGGTGAAGTAAATGGCAAACAAGTTCAGACAGTTGAACGAGGCATTCGATTGGGTATTTGAGGCGTCTAGTAAAGACGAGCAAGTATCAAGACTTAAAGAGGTTGCCTCTACAAACCAAACGGTAGTTCCTTTAGTTAGATGGGGAGTAGGAGCCGAGGAAGTTGATTGGGGATTACCTGAAGGTATGCCCGAGGCTGCTAAAATTGAGGACGATGTACCAGACGGAATGGGTGATACGACTATTGCATTAGAGTTTAGACGTATCAAACAATTTGTTGACCCTCAAGCTAATCTAAAAAATCTTCCAGCATGGAAACAGGAAATGAACTGGTTGTCTATTATGGAAGGACTACATCACAAAGAAGCACAGTTAATGACTGCCATTAAAGACAAGAAGTTAATAACTGCTTATCCAAAACTAGAAGGCATCTTGGAAAAATTAGGAATAGAGGATTATGTCAAACCTAAAAAAACAAGAGCCAAGCGAACAAAGAAACAGTAATTGGGATTACGAGAACCTACGGAGCGTGCACTTAGAACTGAGCACGCTCTGTAATTCCATTTGTCCTTGGTGTCCACGTTATAATAATTTTAGTCCTAATCTAAATCCTAATATTCAAGAAGGATATTACACACTAGAACAATTCAAAGAACATTTTCCTGTAGACTTTATACAACAAATAAAGTTCTGGACATTTGCTGGTGATTATGGAGACCCTGGCACTTGTCCTCATATTATTCCTATACTTGATCACATCAACAAAACCACAATACAGTCACCTACCATACAAATTAATACCAATGGAGGTATGAAAGGTACACAATTTTGGTATCAATTAGGACTGTCTACAAATAGCAATAGCTATGTAATATTTTCTGTAGATGGTTTGGAAGATACTAATCACATTTATAGACGTAATGTACAATGGAAGAAAGTATGGGCTAATATGAAATCATATTCTGCGACAGGAGCTAAAGGTATATGGGAGTTTTTAAAGTTCAAACATAACGAACATCAAATGGATAAGGCAAAGGAACTAGCAGATGAATTAGGGTTTGAAATAAGATTTAAAAATCCTAATGGTTTTGAAGGTGGCCCTATGCCGGTTAGGGATAAACAATACAACGTTCAATATGAAATATATCCTTGTGACGACAATCCTATAAAACCTATACCACAAAAGGCAGTAGAGTTCATTGAGGCATTAGACTTAGGCAAAGTCGATGATAAGGTATGTGATACAATATACAAAGACAGAACAACTGAAATAGTATGTAGTGCTAATCACAAGTTTGGTGCTGGTAATGAAATAAGAATAAATCAAGATGGTACGGTATGGCCTTGTAGTTTCTTTGGACACACGCACGAGAAATATCTAGAAAATAGATTAGTTGGTAAACCACATCAACGACAGATGAGAAGAGTATTCAAAGATATAAATAACAACTTAAACGACAGGACATTAAAAGAAATATTAGATGATGATCCTTTCAGAGAAGTATATGAGGGTTGGCCAGAGCATAAAATGATGGTTTGTTCTGACTCTTGTGGTCATAAACCTACTATGGAGAAAATATATGGAAAGTAGAAGTGTCTTACTTACAGGAGGTAATAGTAAGTTTGGTGCTCATCTATCTCAAACATTTAGAGAGAAAGGATGGGACTTAGAAATTATACCGAGAGACGCACATTATGATCCTAACTTATATACACCATTGAAAGAGAGTTACGATTTAATTTTTATTAACCATGCTAAAATAATTACCATGCCTGGTTGGAATTTTGATCCTATGCCAGAACATTTAATTAATAAATGTAAGACTAGAGCAATGGGTTGGATGATATCAAACGATTCAGAGAGATTGGGTGGCAAACCCTATATGGATGATCCTGTGTTTACATTGTATATTGCACAAAAGGCAGTTTATATACAACAGGCAAGATACTATCAGAAGAAGTGTAGCACATTTGCATACAATCCTGGACACTTAACTGAGGACATTTGGCAATCAACTGCTGAGGATATTATTAGTAAAGCGGAAGAATTATTTGTGTCAGGAGCTACTGCTCAGGTTTACCATAATCAGAAGGATCCGGCAACTTGGTAGGGTCTGGTCTATAAGGATCATAAAATCTACCCCATTGCCAACCCTCAGGTAAAGGTTCAGTAACAGGTATTGTTGTAGTTACACCATCAGGCGATACACACCAACGACGTTTAACTTTAAAATTAGAAGCATAAGACATTTTTACACGAGTCTCTTTACTGTGCTGTCTACCATACATAGGATTATTCTCACCACCTCTTGTGCCTGTCATTGTTTTAGATACTTTCTCTCTAAACTCTGGGCTTCTACCATTTTGTACAGCAGGATGATTCTCACCTAATTTTGCTTGCCTAATACGTTCTATTCCTTCTGGTGTGTGGTGTTTGGTTCTTTCTCTTGCCGTATCGTCTGCTATCTCTTTGCCTAATGACTCAGCATATTCTCTTACAAGTTCTATACTACTGAAACGTCTGATTAGTTCACGAGGTTTAGGAACGTCCTGTATTTTATTATTGTCTACAATGTAGAGTTGATTGTTATGTTCGAATAAAAAGAATAATGTTGCTTTCATAGTTACGCATAATAAAAGTTTGATAATAAGTCTTTTGGTGGCAATGCCGCGTTAGTTTTATTTCTTATTACAAAATCTATTTTCCTATAATCATGTGTCTGTACTTGGATACGAACACTCCTTGAGAACCTACTAGCGCCACCATAATATATTGTTGGTTTACCTCTTAAGGCTCCGTTTCGTTTCATGTATTGTTGACTTGCCTCATAATGTTTAATATTCTTAGCGCCTGTATCAAATAGATGAACCATATGAAAACCATATCCTATTGCACTTTCGATTAATTGTCCTATTGCTCTAGGATTATAGTTACTAGGTTGCTCTTCTCCTATTGGACTCTTAGGAGCAGTTTTATATCTAAAACAAGCATCAAACATTTCTAAGTCTATGCCAAAGTGTTTACAAAAAGTTAGAAAGTCTGAGCTGTGTTTATAATCTCCTGTAGCTTGTTGTGCAGGATAACCACGTAACATACCCTGCCCTAAACCAGCATTGAAATACGACACGGTGCTACCTTTCTTCAAACTTAAATAAACAGTTTTATCAACAGCACCTCTAGGGTTTTTACCTTGTACGGTTACATCAGTTACAGTTTTACCTATATCAAATACAGGACTGCCACCTACATACATTCCTGCTGATGTTACGTTTAATGGACGAGCCTTATTTAATGCACCCTCTGGTACAATTTTAATCTCAGAATATTTTGTTAAATCATAATAGTCAACGAGCTCCAATATAAATTTTTCTATATTAGGTTTTATAATAGCACCTGCCTCATAAGGTTCACCTTGTTTCCATAATTCAAATGATGCTACGACATCGTCCTCAAATCCTAGTCCCCTATTATTGACTCCTTTGTTACCTCTGGAGCCATCACCAAATGAAAACCCTAAGTCATTTACTTTTATAGGTTTGCCGTCTGGTCGTTTTATTCTAGAAAGGGCTTGCCGTATATTGATTTGGGTTTGTGGATTACTATCCATTTGAGTGGCAAGTTTACCTACAAACGTCTTTCTAATTTTTAATTTAGTATTGTTTTTAGGAGTGGGGTCAATAGCAATAGGTTGCTCATATTCTAGTCCTTTGTACTCCTCATTTAGATGTTCTAGTATAGCTGCCACATCGTCCAAAAGCTCTCTTTTGATGAGAGTTTGAACTTTATTTGGGTTAGCAAGCAGTTCTTTTGCATCCTTTGGGAAATAGTCATATGCCATTTTCTTCTCCTGTATTAGCATATTTATATAAATACAAGGCATTTGTTTAACTATATAGGAGGGTAATAAATGTTAGATTTAATTAAAGACAAACTGTTCGGCTGGTACGAATGGGGCTTAGAGAGATATTCTGAGAGAACTTCTTGGGACGGTACTGTAATTATTGCGGTATGTCTATCTGTCTTGGTTTTAGGCAAATTAGTATGGTGGGCAGCATGGCTAGGACTAGCATACGGTATTTGGACTTTGGTGAAATCAGAAGGCTAGCGAACCAAAACGCCTTGACAAATGGTTCACATTTCACTATCATATACACTATAATATATTAATGGTGGTATTATGACACAATATAACGATAAGGTAGAACGTCAGAGACTTAGAATTGAAGCAGATAAGTGGGCAAATGAAGTAGCTTCTATGCACGCACATTCTCTCAAATCTATGTGGTATGACAACAGACCTCACGATACTGATGGTCACTCTGTATTAGATATCATGTATAACGATGGCAGAGTCGAGCGTAAATTACATAATGGTGAGACAGTTATAATGGGAAAACGTCTTACAGGCGAAGATCTTATTGACGCGTATGTGCGTGGTCAGCAGTAACTGTTTGAATTGATAGAGTTTAAAAGTCAAGAAAAATGCAAAAAACTCTTGACTTTTGCTCCCTAAGGTGCTATCATATACATATAAACTAAAAAAGTGAGGTAAATATGTTAAAAACTGTTAAACATCCAAAAATCCAAGTAAACGAAGATTGTGTTTTATCACAGGATTCTTATTACACAAGAAACCCTGAGGATGCTAATATCCCAGGAGCAATTGGTCCTGATAGCCCTGAAAAGGTTTTTGTAAAATCCATTGAACTTGTTGAATATATCGACACAGAAGATGGTGATAATTGGTTCCATGCAAAAGTTGAACACAACGGTATCTGGGAAATTTACACAGATACAGCGTTCGGTCCATTTATCGAATTGAAACTTTCAGAGAACGGTATTGAAACTTCATACTGTGATTTCTCAGAACAAGGTATGCAAGACGATGGACTTGCAGACTTAGACGTAGTAATGCAGGAGGCAGCATAGTGGTTAAAGGAGAACAACAAGAGCTTAAATTAACAAAGCTCTCACCTGCTGATATAGCAGAATATATTGCTAGGTTGTCATCGACGGAGATCGTTGAACTAGCAGACATAATGGTTAACAAACACATAGCCCCAGGATTTGAATCCACACTAGGCTATGCTAAAATAGAAAAGGATCTGCAATAGATGAATTACATTACCGCTAGAGGCGGGACTTACAAACAAAGGCAACTTGCTGAGCAGGTTGCTTGGTTTTGTGCAGAGGAATTATTGCCTAAGTATCGCACATTAGATGTAGATATTTGGTTGAGGTCTCCAAAGGCAATGCAAGGAGACTTAGGTACTTGCTTGAATGTATCAGCTACGACACGTAGCAGACAGTTTGAAATAGAACTTGATAAGAGTATGGACAAGTATAAATTTATCCTAACCTTGGCACATGAAATGATTCATGTAGAACAAGGAGTAAAGAATAAATTACAGGAGAAAGACCTGAAACAGTTTTGGGAAGGCACGGAAGTAAATGCCTCATATTACAAACAGCCGTGGGAAAAGGATGCTTTTGCCAGGCAGTTACCCTTAGCGCATAAATTTATTAAGACGCATATAGGTACGATAACCGGAGTAAAGTATGATAAAAAATGATAAAGTGATATTAACAGACTGCGATGGAGCATGTCTAGATTGGGAATTCGGATTCCACACATGGATGTCAACACATGGACACAAACTTGTTGACAAAGATGTTTACAAAGTTTCAAGGCAATATGATTTGCCTATTGATGTCGCTAACCGTTGTGTTAGGACTTTCAATGAAAGCGCGTCCATAGGGTTTTTACCTCCCCTAAGGGACGCGCAGTATTATATTAAGCGTATGACAGAGGAATTAGGTTATAGATTTATAGCAGTAACGAGCTTATCTAATGACCCTTCAGCACAGAAACTTAGAACTTGTAACCTTAACAAAATATTTGGAGAAGGTACTTTCATAGAGTTTCATTACTTAGATTGTGGTGCTGATAAAGATGAAATTCTCACAGAACTAGCAGGCAAATATCCTGGAAGTATCTGGGTAGAGGATAAATATGTCAATGCAGAAGTAGGACGAGAACTAGGATTTGATTCCTTAATCGTTGAGCATGGACACAACCTAGCATACGAAGGCGAGTGTAAGGTTGTAAAAAACTGGAAAGAAATATATGAGCACGCAGCAACCAAAGTTTAGCAAAGAGGAGTTAGAAAACTCCAAAAGAATACAAAAGTCAGCGACTCCTAAATATACCTTAGACTGGTATATCAAATGGATAGCGTCTTTGTTTATTCTTGTTGCTATGTCAATGAGAGGCATCGATGGTATGCAACTCATTGATTTAACTTTGTCTTGTATTGGTATAGCACTATGGCTCTGGGTATCAATTCTATGGAAAGATAGAGCCCTGGTCCTACTCAATGGTGTGGGATTATTATTTCTTTTACGCAACTTGATAGAAGGACTTTTCACATGAAAAAGAAAAAGAAGTTGAAGCCTAGGAACCCTGTTGCCAGACATTCACGCAACAAAAGTGGTGCTGGTGCTCATAAGTCTAAAAAGGATTATGACAGAAAGGATTACAAGGTAACTCAACAGGATTTAACAGAACTAAATGGTGACGGTAATCGAGAACGAGGACGTTACGGGGAGGATTTGGAAAATGAGTAAGACAGCTAAGTGCATTGTATTTGTGTTTCTAATGTTGTTATGTGCTGAGACAGTAGCATTTGATGAGAACGGAGAACGCTTTTGTTTAGCAAAAAATATCTATTTTGAGGCGGGCAATCAACCTAAAGCAGGTAGGATTGCAGTTGCACAAGTTACAATGAACAGAGTAGCTGACCCTCAATTTCCAGATAATGTATGTGATGTGGTATATCAGGCAAAAGAATATAAGAAGTCATGGAAGACCGGCGAAATGATTCCTAAAAGAGGTATGTGTCAGTTCAGTTGGTTTTGTGATGGCAAACCTGATATACCACAGGACTCTGTAACATGGATGGCATCACTGAAATTAGCAGATCAATATTTAAGCACAGAACAAGTTGATATAACGGACGGTGCCTTATGGTATCATGCGGATTATATCTATCCTTATTGGGCAGACCATTTAGAGGAGGTTTGTCGTATAAACAACCACATTTTTTATAGGTAAAGATATGGAAACACTTACACTAGCAGCAATAATTTTACTACCAGCAGCCTTTGCACATGGCTGGTGGGTAGGAAAGAAGCAGGGCATATCAAACTTTATATCATTTGTATATGATAAAAGAGATAAATTTAATCACACGACTATGAAGTTTCCTAACAAAGACGAGATTGAGTTCGTTGATACATTAGAGTATAACCGATTAGTATTACAGGCAATTGATGAAGCTATTGAAAAACAATCCTCCAGAGAGATATAACGAGGGCGATGTCCTAAAGACTTTTATTGAAACTGGAAATATTACAATATATTCACATGGTCCTACAGGGGTCAAAGGTTTCCAAGATTATTTCTACAGTTTAGGTTTTAATCATATACAAGAGGCGTTCATAAAACCTTTTCATTGGGAACAAATAACTAAAACTCACGTAGGTAGAACGCACATCCTAGTGCTACGAGATCCTGTCGAGGCACATCATCATGCAGCATATTTACATGCAGTCAGCATGAGGCAGGGGCAACAGAAACGAAACAATATGTTCTACAATACACACCTACAGCCCTATATGCCAGTCATATTAGATTCTCTATTTGACTTTTACATTCCATACGAAAAGCTACAAGATTTTATACCAACATACGAGTATGCTCCTATACCAGCATACAGCGACAAGGGTAAACTCCAATTATTTGACCTACAAAGGGAAATAAATACATATAAATTAATAAAAGAAACAAAGATTGAATTACAACCCCCACAATGGCGAGAGCTATTAATAAGTGGACAATTAGATGAAATATAATGTATCCAAATATAGAACTAGCAGAACTAGATAACAAGGAACTTGTTTATGGGACTTACGAAGAGATAGAGGAATACGCAGACAAGCAAAAGACTTGGGTGTTCCATTATTTTGATCACGTCAACCCTTCAACAGTTTATAAACATTTCAGATATATAGGCAAGGAGATGAGTGACCCATACGCGGTATCAACTCCTTTTGATTATAGAAAAGGGAGGCAGCCCGCTAACTTTAATACTGCCGGAGTTAATACAGACAAATGGTAAAGAAAGGAATCATACTTGGTGGGGCTCTAGAAAGAACCGATACAAGTGAAACAAGAAACCAGGCTATTGGTAAAGTTAAAACCAAATTAGAATCCGAGGATGTTTGGTATAGTATCAAACGTTCTGCTGGTGCACACAGGATTGCTACTCACTTACGAACATTAGGTTGGGACATAGAGGTCATAGACTTCTGGCCTGCATGGTCAAGAGAACAACTATTAGAATTAATGGAGAAGAGAGTAGACCACAATACAGTATTTTTAGGTATATCATCGATGTTTCCTATGCAAGGACCTAGTGCAAAGCGTCTCTATGGTGACGGAAAGAACATGATGCAATACATGAATGAGACGTTACAGTTAATAAAACAGGAACATCCACATATCAAGATTATAGGAGGAGCACAAAACGTCAGCGCTTCCTTACAATGGTGGTGTGATTATTACATATCAGGATTTGCTGAGGTAGGTATTGTAGAACTATTAGACCATATCATGGGTAACAAACCTGAACCTAAAGGCATGGAAACGAAAGAGATATGGGGCATGGAAAGAAAGATGATTAATTGTAGACATCACTATCCTGCTTTCCCATGGCCTGATGCTAGAGCACAATATGAAGAACGAGACTTTATGAGGCCAGATGATATACCAACATTTGAATTCAGTCGAGGTTGTAAGTTCAAATGTAGGTTCTGTTCATTCTCGGTACTAGGTGTTAAGGGAGATTATAGTCGAGATGAGGAATCAGTTTATGAAGAGCTAATGCACAATTACGAGAATTGGGGCATTACAACCTACTCTGTATCAGATGAAACAATCAACGATGACGATGAAAAACTAGCAAAGTTACAGCGAGTGGCAAAACGATTACCATTCCAACCCTCATTCCAAGGATTTATGAGAGCAGATTTACTTGTATCTAAACCACATCAATGGCAGATGGCTTACGATGCAGGTATTAGGTCACATTTATATGGTGTCGAGACACTAAACCATACTGCAGGTAAATTTGTAGGTAAAGGTATGAATCCAGACAGACTGAAAGATGGTCTAATGAAAGTGCGAGATTGGTTTACCAATCAAGGTTATTATAGGGCCACAATATCAACGATTATAGGATTGCCTGGTGAGGACAGGGAAAGTTTCCTCAAAGGTAGAGATTGGATACTGAAGGAGTTTAAAGGCCATTCCTATTCATTCTTCCCATTGTTTATAGGACAGAATGAGACGTTGAATATGATGACCAACCCTAGTGTATTAGAAAACGAGTGGGCAAAACGAAACGATCCTGAAAACGATAATGGACTCACACTATCAGGACAAACTATGTGGGAAACTAATGCTGAGGAAATGGGTGTTGATTACAGCATGCTACATGAAAACCTACGTGATACAGCGCAGTTCTATATGGAAGGCCCAGGTGTTGCCAAGTGGGCACATGACAAGATGAATATTTGGGAAGCGTTCCTATTGTTCGATGAAATAGCAAAGAATCCTGTATTGCCTACTGCTATTGGTACAGGTATATTCTTTTATCACAGATATATTACAGGTGGTCATTACGATTTAAATGATATGTTGAAACCATTCCTTAGCGAAGATGTTTATAAGGCAAAAGGTGATAACTTAACGATAGATGACTACAATATTGATCCTTACTTAACAAAGGTATATCCTACACAAAAGAAAATCATAGAGGATTATATACAAAAGAAATTAGCATGGTAGGTCACGGCATTATTCTAGGAGGAATGCTGGAACGTCCTGATCAAGCAGAGTTACGGAACCAGCGACCAGGAGATTATAACGAACCAGAGTTTTGGCCTAACACCAAACGTTCTGCTGGTGCTCACAGAATAGCGACCTTCCTACGAGAACAAGATTGGGATATAGAAGTATTAGACTATTGGCCATGCTGGAAAGAGGAAGAGCTATTTCAGTTTTTAGATAGCAGAATTACAGACGAGACAGTTTTTATAGGATTCAGTGCTATGTTCCCGATGGGAGGAGCATTACAAAAGGCAAGAGAGCTGATGGCTACAATAGCAAAGTTAAAGGAACGATATCCTAATCAGAAGTTTATAGGAGGTGCTATGAACGCCTCTGCCATATGGATGTATCCTTTGGACTATCATTGTACCGGCTTTGGTGAGAAAGGCGTGCTGGAGTTACTTAAACACATAAAAGGCGAACCTAGTGAAGTAGTAATTACAGAAAGAACCCATGTAGGTATAACCAGGCAGGTTGTTGAGTGTGATACATATCACCCTTCTTATCCTATGGCAGACGCCTGGGTACAATATGAGGACCGAGACTATATACAACCATCAGAAGTATTGACTATTGAACTTGCCAGAGGTTGCAAGTTTAGATGTAAATTTTGTAGCAACACGGTATTAGGTATTAAGGGCGATTACTCGCGCTGTGCAGATAGTCTGTTCGAAGAGTTATGGAACAACTATACAGATTACGGTGTGAATGTTTACACGGTATCTGATGAAACAATCAACGACAATCCAGAGAAACTAGCAAAATTTGCCAAGGCAATAAACAAACTACCCTTTGACGTACATTTACAAGGTTTTATCCGTGCTGACTTACTGGTCGCTAATCCAGGCACATGGCAGGATATTTGGGATATGGGTCTTTGGACACACCTATATGGCATAGAAACACTAAACCACGATGCAGGTAAATATGTAGGCAAAGGAATGAATCCAGATAGATTAAAAGAAGGCCTGCTACGAGCGAGGGATTGGTTTCAGAATAAAGGCAAATATAGAGTAGGTATATCAACGATAGTAGGATTGCCTGGAGAACCTAAAGAATCTATATTTGAGACAAAGGAATGGATAAAAACAAACTTCCCAGGACAGGCATATACATTTAGTCCATTGATGATAATGCAGGGCGAGGTATATAATATGATGACGAACCCTAGTATATTGGACCAAACCTGGAGAGAGGAAATGGAAGAGATGACAGAACAGGAGATAGCAGATTGTGATTACAGCACAATACCAGAGGAATATCATCAGATTGTGAAGTTCTACATGGAGTCTCCTGGTACAGTCAAATGGAAGCACGAACACATGAACTTTTTTGAGGCATGGCAGACTATGGCAACGATCGCTAGTGATAAAGATTTAACCAAAAACCTAGCGCCTATGACATTTGATTACCACAAATATCTAAACCATGGTAAATATAATATAAATGATATGTGTAAGAGCTTTAATGAAATAGAAAGTTATGGTCCACAGGATGTACCGCATCAGTTGGCGTGGATAGAACAGTACAAAAGGAGAAAGCTATGCTAACATTATTTACGTCAGGGACGACACAAGCACCTAAGAAGATATCACACTCGTGGAAATATATAGATGAATGTGCAGATGCTACTATCAAAGAGATTGGATTGTGCGGAGATGACATCGTTTTAGGTTGTTTACCGCCTAATACGATTGCACACTATACTATTACTGCCTATCCCGCACAACGAGCCAAAGCAGACTATTTTAGCATGAAATTTGAATCCCACGAGTGGATACGAAAGTTTAAAGAGGTCAAACCCACCGTTATTACTCTGATACCAGCACATTGGGAAATACTCCGTAGAGCAGGGACAAAACCAGGCGAGGAAGACGTGAACTGGAAGGAACTTGATATGTCCTGTGTACGATATATGGTAACGGGCAGTCAAAAGGTATCTAACGAGATGATAGCAGATTTTAGAGAACGAGGAGTACAAACGGTTGCCAATTGGTATGGTATGACAGAGGCACCGCCACCGGTAATGATAGGATATAACAGTACAACCTTCGATTTGAATACTATCGACGAGAGTAGATTCCATGTCATGTTTCATCCGGTAACGGCTACTAGCAAAACCTACGAGTGTATTATTAATGGTAGAGCAACGGGTGATTTGTTCACAAATGACGGCAGTGGTTATGAATTTTACGATAGAAGATACGGCAGAGGTGGACACAGAGCCAGCAGTAGAAAAACGTGGAAAACGAATGTATGAACGGAGACAAAGGCTCCTATAATAAAGAAATGTGGAAACCATACGCAGAATATGTCGAAAGTCCGTGTGTAAATATATGCACATTAGTGGATAGCGGCATAGAAGATGTGTGCGTAGGTTGCGGTAGAACGGCGGAGGAAATAGAAAGTTATCCTCTATCTACAAACACAGAAAAGGCCCTAATTAACGAAAAAGCACTTAAACGATTAGAAACAATATAGATGCAAGTAAACAGTATTATTAACCAATCATTACCAATCAGTTCAGTATCTACTCCGATAAGATACACGAAGTGTACGCAGTAGAATGGCGATTTGGTACATGAATTACCTAGATGAGGAAGAAACCATGAAAGAAATAACATTACTATATCCTAACGGAACCAATGGAACGGTCTACCATACCTACCATGGCGTGGATAATTATAAAGAAAGAACCGCAGTGGTAAGGAAAAATGAGAAGGGCTTTTTAGTAGATCTATTCTCAGGAAACGAGCTGTGGGAAACCAGAAAAGTCTATAATCATTCTGAGAGTTATGCAGAAGATGTGGGAGAGAATTATGTATTAGGAGTTATAGAGCCTAAACAATCTAATGAAGCATCTATACTAAACACGAGAGGAAAACTCTAAACCTATGTGGAAACTATTCTATATAGCAATAACAGTAACAGTTCTAACCTTTATGGCCCTATATCTACACATAATAACGAAAGATATAGTGGCATTCTACGGTGCGGAATACGAGAGACACACAGAAACGAACNNAAGACTTCGTACCCGCACCAAAATACACACTATCTAACACTTCCTCACACTTCTACACACCGTCTATACTTGAATAGGCCATACAGATCTATATAAGATTCGTATAGATGTAACCAGACGCCCACCGAATGTCAAGCACCGAGGCGACCAAATCAATTTACCCTAAAGGCCGGCACCGCTAGATCCGAGAAGTCAAGCACTAATTCGACCAATAGGCCTGCAGTCTAGATGACCAGATATAGGTTGACTTCTGGTCCAAAAGGTGTTACCATATGCACATAAACTAATAAAATAACCGGAGAAACGAATGTCACATATAGTAAACGACCAAATAGCAGACCGTGCGATAGACGATGCGTGCGACAAAGTGTCTAAGATGGCGTTCTCAGCAGTGTCCAGAGCTCTAATACAGCGCGGTAAAGGCACACAGTTCCTAGTAGGTCCATTAGCAGACCAAGACAAAGCGCGAGACGCTCTTATTGATATACTAGCAGATGATCTATTCCAACAGGCAATGGATCGTCCAGGCCCAGCAGGATAAGGAGAGAACGATGGCGATAGATACACCTAATTATCCAGATCTAGATGAGATGGAACAAGCACATATAGATGCTCACTGCGAGAGTCTAGAACAGCAACGAGAGGAAGAGCAAGCCAGAGAGGACGGCTATTGCATTCACTGCGGGGCTGATATAGACAAATGCACTGGGTATAAGTGCTGGATAAGATAGCATAGGGGAGTGTACCCCTTGAGTGCTTGACAAATAGGATCGAATCAGGTCCGACACCAACCACGAGCTGAGCTATGGATTCTGAGTAGAACTGGTTGGCACAGACAAGTATATACCTAGCCTATCTTTTTCTTTTAAAAAATCTTGGCAGAAAAATCCGTCCCGAAAAACCTCCAAAAAACCCTGCAAAACGAAAACTTCAAAAAATAGCAGCGATCGATTCTTTTGGTATTCTACATGCTTGTTATACAGTTCGTTATATTCTATAATACAGTATAAAGAGTATAAATATATGGAAATGAAACCTAGATTACCCAAATTTGAAGAAGTTTTTATAGTAGGCTTTATCGTAGTCATGGGATTACTTATCTACAGTTCGATCATGTATCCGGAACTTATGATACACCCTATGCCATACGAGTTTATGGACTCTCCGATATTTTACAGAGACCCTTTATTAGAGATAGAGCCTTTATTATCATATGAAGGAGTACAATATGCGTGATTTCGTCCAAGTGCTGAAAAACCTAGATCCGGCCGAACGAATTGTCCTGTTCTTAGGACTTGGTCTTGTATCCTATCCCGCTCTATATGCGTTGGCGTTAGAACTGTGGTGTATAGCATACGGCCTTATATACTAATATCGCGATAACTCCGTTCGGTAAAAAACTCTGAAAATAACCGAAAAAATGCTTGACTTTTGCTATCTACGGTGTTACCATAGATGAGAGTAAAAAGAAAGAGTTTTCGTTTTGGAGTAAAAATTATGGGATTAGCACGAGGTCTAACTACACTAAATACCCGAAAGCCTAAGGTTAAAATGACCAAGGCAAAGGTGGCAGAACTACAAGAACGCTGGCGTAAGCATAATAAGTCGATGAAACAACAAGGCCTACACAGTTTTCGTTATGAGAAGTTCGAGGATTATGTAGATTATTGCTTTGGCCGTGTTAAGAAGCCACTTCGTGGTACTCCTAAGTCTCTTTACAAACCTAAAGAGAATCCTCGTGTCCAAGCGGCACGTGAACACAGAGAGAAGTACCCTTCGTTGCCTATGGGACAGGCATTCGCAGGCAAGGGTACTAAAAATGACTCCTGGGAATCTGAGAAACAGAAAATTAGTTCTGGTTATACAGTTGCTCCTGCGTACAACAAAGGTGCCTATCAAGTTATAGGTAAAAACAACATTAAAGATATAGGACGTTAGAATGAAATGGTTGGAAAGGTATTGGCCTAAAAAAGAAGAACCACAAGAACAAGAAGTTCGTGTTGTAGATATGATGGAGGATGATGTAGATCCTGAAGAACTTACAATAGCGAATGCGTATAAAACACGGTGGATTTGGTATCACACTATCTTAGCGATTGAGATCTTTACCACTAATATACTTCTAATAGCTATTCTTATCGTACTGGCGGTGAAATTATGAGCAAAAAGTTTAACACAATTAAGTTTCTTAAGCGAGCGAATCTAGTCCCTACAACAAAACAGCATATTCAACTTATGTTCGTGGGTAAACTAGCAATGGCTGCAACGGCCGTTATTCTGTTATTGATGTTAATGTCAGGGTGTTCTACTATACACGTCGTGAAAGAAGGCAAAGTATTAGAAGAGATAGAGCGTGTTTATGACGAGGAAGACATTATTCGCGATATAGAACTTAAAATACAGTCGTTACCAACACAGAGTATTGAACTTTCCGAAGGTGTTTGTTGGAGTGAACGTATGGGATTACATCTTTGTCCCGACGGACGAACTTACTAAGCCCAATCCCCAGAAGTATCAAAGTGAGATCTATCAGGCCATTTACCACAAGTCTGTACACACTTAACACAATGGCCTACAGGATCTTTTAGATTTCCTTCTATTCCGTCAGGTATTGTTTTATTAAAAAACTTAGATTGTAGTATATCTTCTACAGAATTTGTTTCACTAGGTATAAGTAAACTTTCATCACCTACCATATCTCGTAATTGATTGTCTTTAGCGAACCAACTACCACCTAAAAAACAACAAGGTAAAAACATACCATCACAATCTATAAAAAGTTCCTTTTGTTTAATTGCATGACAGTCTACGTCTAAATTATTATGTTCTCGTAACCAATAATAACTATACATATCATCATAGCCTTCTGTTCGTGTTCTTAATTGAGTTCTGTATTTAGCACTCTTTGCTATAACGTTTTTATTGTAAAAATCATTCTTAGTAGTTTGTTTTGCATAGAAATCGTAATCATAATGCTTTGTTTTTGTGTCTGGATATATCTCATACATATAACT